CCAACTCTAAGATGGATCAAGGATGACTGGAGTTCTAATAAGTTTAGGTTTCTTATTGAGCTCCTTGCTTGGGCTATTAGTATTGGCTGTAGTATCACAATGGCAGTCACAGTCCCTAATCCCCCTCTTCTTGTACTATATCCTATCTGGATCAGTGGCTGTGCTATGTATGCTTGGGCTAGCTGGACTAGGAAGAGCTTTGGCATGTTGGCTAACTATATTTTGTTAGTCAGTATCGATACTGTCGGTTTAATCCGAATGTTGAGTTAAATATATATTGAGAAAGGTAGGTCAGCCATAATTGACCAAGATAGAAGGTTGCCGGCCATAAACGGTAGGAGAAGATTATGTATGTAGATGCGATCTGGAATCGCGACGACAACGTTATTCGTGTCGTTGAGCGAGATCCAAAAAAGGGTAGAATATTTCAGGACTACCCGGCAAAATATTTGTTTTATTATCCTGACCAAAAAGGCAAGTACCGTTCAATACACGGAGACAGCCTGTCAAAAGTTACATGTCGTGACTGGAAAGAATTCGTAAAAGAACAGAAAATCCACAGCGGTCACAAGCTGTACGAAAGTGACATCAATCCAATTTTTCGCGTACTAGAAGAAAACTACTTAGGACAAGATGCTCCTAAACTAAATGTAGCTTTTTTCGACATCGAGGTGGACTTTGATCCGGAACGTGGCTATGCTAGTCCAGACGATGCGTTTATGCCAATTACTGCGATTTCCGTTCACCTACAATGGCTAGACACACTGGTTACTTTGGCGATACCACCAAAGACCATGACCATGGAACAGGCTAAAGATGCTGTCAAAGAATTTCCCAATACCATGTTGTTCGAATCCGAAGGCGAAATGCTTGACGAGTTCCTTAACCTAATACACGATGCTGATATTATCAGTGGTTGGAACAGCGAAGGGTTCGACGTCCCATATACAGTTAACCGCGTTACAAAAGTCCTAAGCAAAGAAGATACCCGTAGATTCTGTCTATGGGATATGATACCAAAGAAAAGAGAGTACGAAAAATATGGGAAGCAGGCTGTTACTTACGATTTTCACGGTCGTGTACATTTGGATAGTCTCGAACTGTACCGCAAGTACACTTATGAAGAACGACATACTTATCGACTTGACGCTATTGGAGAAATGGAGATAGGTGAAACTAAGACTGTCTATGAAGGCACACTGGATCAGTTGTACAATAATGATTTCCGTAAGTTTATTGAATACAACAGACAAGATACTATCTTGTTAGATAAGCTAGATAAAAAACTGAAATTTATTGACCTAGCCAGTACCGTTGCTCACGAAAATACTGTGTTGTTACAAACAACTATGGGTGCGGTAGCTGTAACTGAACAGGCTATTATTAACGAAGCTCACCATAGGGGTTTAATTGTTCCCAGTCGCCCAAAGCGCGATGATACTAGAGACAGTCAGGCCGCAGGTGCTTATGTTGCCTATCCAAAGAAAGGACTTCATGATTGGGTAGGATCATTGGATATCAACTCACTGTATCCATCTGTTATTCGTGCGCTAAACATGGGCCCAGAAACTATTATTGGTCAGTTGCGTCAAGAGTACACGCAGGCCGAAATTGATGCCAAGCAGGCTAAAGGTGATAGTTTTGCCGCGGCATGGGAAGGTAAGTTCGGTAGTAATGAATATGACTTTGTCATGTCTAAAGATCGATCTCATGATATTGTTATTGATTGGGAAGATGGAAAGACCGATGTACTAAGTGGCGCACAGATTTACGAACTGATCTACGACAGTGGCCAGCCTTGGATGTTAAGCGCCAATGGCACAATCTTTACACACGAGCGTGAAGGTATTATTCCGGGACTGTTGGCTCGTTGGTATAAAGAACGTAAAGAGATGCAGGCCAAGCTGAAAGAAGCGATCAAAGCAGAAAATAAAATCGAAGAAGAGTATTGGGACAAACGTCAGTTGGTTAAGAAGATTAACTTGAACAGCCTGTACGGTGCTATTCTCAACGTGGGCTGTAGATTCTTCGACGGACGGATTGGGCAGAGTACTACACTAACAGGACGTCAGATTGTTAAACACATGGCGGCCAAGGTAAACGAAGTTATTGCCGGAGAATATGATTATCGCGGCAAGGCAATTATCTATGGTGATACAGACTCTTGTTATTTCAGTGCCTATACCAGTCTACGTAAAGAAATTGACAAAGGATCTATTCCTTGGGATAAAGAAACTGTAGTCCAGATCTATGATCAAATCGCTACAGAAGTAAATGGAACATTTCCACAGTTTATGCTAGACGCATTCCACTGTCCAAAGACACGCGGTGAGGTTATCAAAGCAGGCCGTGAAATTGTCGGCACTAAGAGTCTATTCATTACCAAGAAACGTTATTCAGTTCTTTATTATGATAAAGAAGGCAAGCGTACTGACGTAGATGGAAAGCCTGGCAAAATCAAAGCCATGGGTCTAGACTTGAAGCGCAGTGATACGCCAGAATTTATGCAAAAGTTCTTAGAAGAAATTCTAACTAAAGTTCTTAATGGATCTCAGGAAGAAGAAATCTTAGATCGTATTGGAGAATTCCGGACCGAGTTTAAGGCTCGCCCGGGTTGGGAAAAAGGTAGTCCCAAACGTGCCAATAACATTACCGAATACGAAAGCAAGGAAAAGAAAGCTGGTAAAACAAACATGCCAGGTCATGTCCGAGCTAGTATCAACTGGAATACACTTAAACGCATGAATGGAGACAAGTACTCTGTGAACATCGTTGACGGTATGAAGGTAATCGTGTGTAAACTAAAAGCAAATCCACTGGGCTTTACATCAGTAGCATACCCCGTAGACGAACTTCGTTTACCAAAATGGTTCCAAGACCTGCCGTTTGATCACAGTGAAATGGAATCAACCATTATTAACAATAAGCTAGAAAACCTTATTGGTGTGTTGGAGTGGGATTTAGAATCAACTACCCAAAACAATACATTCAGCAGTTTATTCGACTTTGAATAAAATTTATTTGACATTACTCAAATTTCTAAATATACTATTAAAAAGGACTTAATATGAAAGACATTCTACAAGACATCGTATCACATACACACAATCTAGGTTTCCTTAACATCGTTAAGGTTACTGGTGATGATACAAAGACCCTAATTGACTCTATGGCAGATGACCGTACTGTTATCATGTATGCCGAAACAGCAAATCCATATCCAGATATGATTGGTGTATTTGGTATGCCCCAACTAAACAAATTGAAATACTTGATTGACGGCGTTGAGTATAAAGACGGCGCTGTAATTGAAGTTGTTAAACAACAACGCAACGGCGAAGATGTTCCAACAGGAATACACTTTGAAAACAAAGATGGTGATTTCAAGAACGACTATCGTTTTATGAATACAGAAATCATCAACGAAAAGTTGAAGACTGTTAAATTCCGCGGTGCTAACTGGCACGTTGAAGTTGAGCCCACTGTTCAATCTATTCAGCGTTTTAATTTCCAAGCAGGTGCCAACACAGAACACACAACATTCTTGGCCAAGACCGATGGCGACAAGCTAGTCTTTACATTCGGCGATCCTACAACACACGGTGGTGAGTTTGTATTTGCTACAGGTGTTACTGGTAAATTGACAAAAGCATGGACATGGCCAGTTAGTAGTGTATTGAGCATTCTTAAGATTGCTGATGCTAACAATGCCAAAGTTAGTTTTAGTAATGACGGTGCTATGATGATCACTCTTGATAGTGGTTTGGCAACTTACAAGTACATTATTCCAGCACAGGCATGATAAACGGAATCACCCAACAGGGCAGACACATGTATGTACATGGGGGCTACGACAGTACCCCTTATGTCAATATGAGCAATCCATCTGCTGGCATGGTTCGATTTAATGGTACTTCAAAAAACTTTGAAGTCTATGACGGAAGTAGTTGGATGTCACTTATTGGCTCTATTGCCACTGTTGGGATGAATCCGGCCGCAGAATCTGCCATTGATTGGGCCATGAAGAAAATGTCTGAAGAACAAGAACTTCTGGAGTTGGCAAGGAACTCTAAATCTGTTACAATAGCATTAGAAAACCTAAATAAAGCCAAAGCAGAACTAGAACTAATAGCCATATTGGCGAGAGAGAATAATGAAGAAACCACCACTTAACCTAACGCCCTTACAGAAAGACTACGCTGTATATTTGCCGGCGATTAGTAGTTTTTACAGCACCTATGTTGCTAAACAGCGGATTGAAGAATTTGTTTCTAAGGATCGTATTCCTAAAGGCTTTGACCGCGGAGTCGAAGGAATGAATTTCTTAAATGAAGAACAAGGATATTTTACTTACAAATATGCTCTGTATTCAGCAGGTCATGCGCAGTTAGATTTACAAAAGAGTCTTGTACAAGAATCTATGATCCAACAACGCAATAGAAATGATACAATGATCTTAGGTGACTCCGGCGGATACCAGATTGGTAAAGGTGTTCTTAAATTTGATTGGTTAGACTTTGAGGGTGCTAGTGCTAACAAGACTCGTCAAAGTATTTTAGAATGGCTCGAACTAACTGCCGACTGGTCAATGATGCTAGACGTTCCGACATGGGCGTGTGACCACAATCATACCAAGAAGACTGGATTAAAAACTTTTGAAGATTGTTTAGATAAAACAAAATTTAATAACAAGTATTTCTTAGATAATCGGTTGGGTCAAACTAAATGGTTAAACGTACTACAAGGCAGTGACTGGGATACTGCTGAAAAGTGGTACGATGGTGTAAAAGAATTTAGTGACCCTAAAGGTCCATACGCAGGCCGCGAAGCTGAAGGTTGGGCATTCGGCGGTGCTAATATGTGTAAAATGGATATCACGCTTAAACGTCTAATGACCATGCGTGAAGATGGTTTGCTGAAGGGCAAAAACTGGATCCATTTCTTGGGTACAGCGCAACTTGACTGGAGTTGTTACTTAACTTTGATTCAACGACAAATTAGGAAACATATTAATGAAGAGCTTACCATATCTTTTGACTGCGCCTCACCGTTTATCGCAACAGCGCACGGACTTGTCTACACAAACGCACAACACACAAACAAAAGGTGGAGTGTTATTATGGACAAAGCCCCAGATAACAAAGCACTTTCAGGATCAGACATCCCATTCCCGTTCGAATCAGAAACTGGAAGCAGACTAACAATGGAAGACATTGCTTATTATGACCTAGGAGTTAGAAAAAGCGATGCTGAATTAGGTACTAAGAAGAACAAGAAAGGCGAGGAAGTACAGGTAAAATTCAATCATTTAGATGAATCTCATTATCAAGTTGTTCCTCGTAAAAATAAACTAGATAAGATTCCAAATAAAACAAGTTGGGATAGTTTCAGTTATGCGTTAATGATGGGGCATAATGTTGAATGTCATATCAAGGCAGTACAACGTGCTCAGCAATTGATGGATATTGAAACAACTAGATTTAAACCCAATTGGAAACTTGCCGGACTTGAAGGAAAGAAAGAAAAAGAATTCAGTGACTGGGTTCCGAATAGAATTTTATATTTTGCTACTTTTATTGAAGAACTGTTTAATACTACTGATAAGAAAGAAGCGTTTAATATGATAGAACAAGCTCTTCCGTTCTTGCGTAGTTTAGAAGGTGCTCGTTTACAAGGTGGCCCTCCTCCAACATTGTTTAATGCTCACTTTGAAGTTGAAGATACAAAAAGTAACGAAGTTGATCTTGAAGATACTGAAGATATCAAATACAAAGAAATCTTGAAAGCACAACAAGAAGAACTATGGGGTAGAATTTTTGACGAAGGAGATACTAGTGAATCGTGAAAAACTAGAACATCATATTTCACATCTTCAAGAATTGCACACAATTCTTGATAAAGAAATTGATAGTAAAATGAGATCCGGACTTTTTGAAGATAGCGAACTTGAAGATCTCAAAAAGAAAAGATTAAACATCAAAGATCAAATTACACGTTTCCAAAGAGAGGCAAGAGGGTATGAATAGAGATTACGTAGATGGGCAGGCTGAAGAAATTCAATTTTTTACAGGAATTGAAATTGAGCACACTCCTGCTTATGGAATGGAAACACTATTTGTAACTGGTATACACATGCCAGAACTTGTGTTAACAATGGCTAAACAACATGGTGTTAAACATATCTATTTTGGTGCTAATCAAAGTTTTCCAAAATATGTGAATATTAACGATGGCCCAACTTGGCGTCTTTGGGAAGCAATGATTAAGCCCTGTTTGGAAGAAGGTTACTGGTGTACTTTAGATTTTGATGTAGCTAACGCTGAAGGTGTGTTGGAAGGTGGATTAAATGAATACAGAAAATTCATTTCGATGATATCTGTGAAACTTCCCTACTTGACACAGTTCAATTATAATGCTACAATTAAAATAGACGACAAGGACTTTGAAGCAACAAATCCTGGCGTATGGACCCATAGGTTACATGACCTTTTGGATAGTGAAAAATTTACTGATTGGGATCAGTATAAAGACGATAAGATACTATGATTACACAGATGGAGCAAGTTATTCTAGGAATGATTAGAATACAGCTATTAGGTAAGAAAGTTCCTAATCATGTGTTAGGTGCCACCGGAAGAGGATTTGAAGATCTGTTAGAGGATATTGGTGTCCCAGTAAATCGACAAAATGGAGTCGACTCAGTTGAATTTGACTGGGAAGTTAAAACACGTCAAACCGGCAAAACAAGTTCACAAACTGTTGGAGCAATGCTTCCTGAAGATATTATTGCTATTATAAATTGGAAAGATACACCGGTTTATAAAAAAATTAGAAAACAATTAAGAGCAACTATTGACGAGACTGGCACAATAATCGAAATTGATCTATTTGATTTTGATCAAGAATTTATTCAAGATATCTTTGAAGCTGATTACAAACACGCTAGACTACAGATAGTAAAAGATCCTCGTATAATTTATACAAAATATAAAAAAGAAAATTACGGATATTTTGAAAATACAGATCCTAATAGAACTAGATCTCTAGATTTCCGTATTTCAAATGAAAAAATGGATAAATTAAAGTCCATGGCAAAATCAACCTTTTCTCAACTTATTGAATATGATAATTAAACAAGACATTCGCCCAAACAAAATGATCTGGGTTACCTTACGCAAAGAAGGTATCCACTGCTACCCAGCGGCGGCAACAGATCCAAACTTAGCCACAGGAGATGAATATGATGTATCGTTCCTTGCTAATCCTCACCGCCATATCTTTCATTTCAGGGTGTGGATCAGTGTGCAACATAATGACAGGGACGTCGAGTTCATCCAATTCAAACGATGGCTCGAGTCGCTGTATAATGGTCAAGGTTCCGTTCTAAGCCTTGACTATAAAAGTTGTGAGATGATGTCAGATGACTTATATAACATCATCGCACTAAAGTATCCTGATCGCGAGATCTGGATTGAGGTCTCCGAAGACGGAGAAAATGGTTCTTTTATTAAGTATTAATCACAAGGAAAGTAAAATGGCAATTCCAGCCTATATTCAAAAAACCCTACGTATGAAACCTGAAGTGGAGAAGATCTTTACAGATCTCGAAACCTATCTCGACTACTGTCGAATTAACCTCGTCAAGTTTGATCCGGCGGATCTTTATAAATCTCGTGATTGGAGAGAATCACAACGCTCTAGCGGTGTTCCATACGAGCGTAAACCATATCTAGGCAAAAAGCCACGTTTCGAGAATAGAAATAATGGCGAACGTTTTTCTCGTTGATTTAGAATCAGTTGAAACAAGGTACACGGGACAATGGAAGTCCCATGTGCCTAATCTCTTACGAAAGGCAGGACACAATGTTCAAGTTATATGCGGCCCTACAGATATACCTAGTGCTACCACTCCAGGAGCGTTTCTTAACTTTGGCGGTACTAATATATACAAGTCTCGTCAAGTTGAAACTTTGGGTCGTTTATTCTGTGACGGAGCCGTTCATCCCGGCGATCACTTTATCTTTACTGATGCTTGGCATCCTGGTATCATAAATCTAAAGTACATGAGTGAGTTGCTGAATATTCCAGTGACTACACATGGCCTGTGGCATGCCGGATCATATGATCCTCAAGATTTCCTAGGACGATTAGTCGGTAACAAGCCTTGGGTGCGTCACGCAGAGAAGAGTTTCTTCCATGCGTTTGATCATAACTACTTTGCTACAAACTTCCACATTGAAATGTTTGTAACTAATCTGTTAAACGATTATCCTACAGAAAATCCATGGCTAGGAGAGGATTTGGTAGAAATACTAAACGGCGAATGGCCTAAGTTTGTACGCACTGGTTGGCCCATGGAGTATATGGAAGATACATTGACCATGTATAAGAACATGCCCAAGCGTGACCTTATACTGTTCCCTCATCGTATAGCGCCAGAGAAACAGGTAGATATCTTTCGTGACTTGGCTACACACTTACCGCAATATGAATTTGTAGTGTGTCAGGATCAACAGCTAACAAAAAATGAATATCATAACTTGTTAGGCGAAGCTAAAATGGTGTTCAGTGCTAACTTACAAGAAACTTTAGGCATTAGTTGCTATGAAGGTGCGGTAGTTGACGCTATACCGTTAGTACCGGATCGTTTAAGTTATACAGAAATGTATTATGATACATTTAAGTATCCAAGTGTGTGGACTGAATCATTTGAAACTTACGAAGTATATCGTCAAGATTTGTGTCGTTTAATTATCGAACACATGGCTAATTACACTACACGAATTCCGCAAATTCGTAAACAAACACAAGATCTAACAGATCAGTTTTTCAGTGCTAACAAACTATTAACTAATATAAAATGAACGATTCTTTTTACCCCCGAATAGGAATTGTTGGTTTAGGATTTGTAGGAGAAGCGATTCGTGCTTCTACAGAATTTATACCAGACAATGTTGTATGTGTCGACTCTGATGCTCGTAAGGGTCATGTTGGAACTTACGCAGAACTAATGACCTGTGAAGGTATCTTTATATGCGTACCAAGCCCAATGGGAGCAGACGGTGTTTGCGATACGAGTATCCTGGAAAGTGTCCTAGTGAAACTTAAAGACTTTAGAGGTGTTATTATTTCTAAAGTAACAGCGCCACCTGATGTATATCAACGCCTTAACAAACAATATCCCAATCTGGTTCATAGTCCAGAATTCCTAACAGCGGCTAATGCTAACAGAGACTATGCTAATGCTAAATGGTGTATTATTGGCGGAGATGTCCGAGCATATAGACATGAAGCAAAACGTATCATCGAGATGACACAAACTGGATTAGAAACAGTCAAATTCTGTAGTATTGGGGATGCCTCTTTGGCCAAGTATGCTATTAACAGTTTTTTAGCAACTAAAGTAGTCTTCATGAATGAGCTTTTTAATCTAGCTAACAAAGCCGGATTAAACTATGACGTTGTTTCAAACCTAATTAAACAAGATTCTCGCATTGGCGAAAGCCATATGAAAGTTCCGGGACCAGACGGATCATTAGGATTTGGCGGATATTGTTTCCCTAAAGATACAGAAGCACTACTAAATTTTGCTAAAGATAACGGCGCAAGTCTAAATGTACTAGACAGCGCAGTTCAGAAAAATATTTTGTTGCGGTTGACAGAACCTAAATAATACTATAAAATAACAATATGGCAATCCACTGCCTTAACATCGGAGAATAATAATGACAGATAAAATGGAAACAGGTCTAGACGCTATGGCGGGTGATGGCGGCTACAAAGAAGAAAAGTACTTAGGAAACTATCTTCGCTTTAAAATGCGTCGTGAGGGTAAACGCTTTTGGGCAGGTGATAACATTAGCGAATACATTGACAATGATCATGTTAAAGAACAACTAATTGATGAAGCTACAGAAGCATTTGAGACTGTTCTAGATCGCTTGCTTATCGATCGAGAAAACGATCCGAATAGTAAGGGCACAGCAAGACGTCTTGCTAAAATGTACTTTAATGAAATAATGGCAGGTAGATATGAACCAGCACCAGATGCTACAGCGTTTCCTAACGATAGTAAAGATCGTTATGAAGGTATGCTGGTGGTTAGGAGTGAGCTTCGTAGTATGTGTAGTCATCATCATCAGCCTGTTACTGGTGTTGCCTATATCGGAATCATTGCCGCCCAAAAACTTATCGGATTGTCCAAGTACACACGTATTGCCCAATGGTGTGCTCGTCGTGGAACCTTACAGGAAGAACTGTGTAATGACATAGCACGAGAGATTAGTAAAGCGACTGAGTCAGAGAACGTAGCAGTCTATATTCAAGCGGTACACGGATGCTGTGAGAATCGCGGTATTATGGCACACTCTAGTCTAACACAGACTACAGTATTGAAAGGTGCGTTTAATACTGACGGTAATACAAAGAAAGAGTTTTTTGATAACATTAAACTCCAACAAGAATTTGCTCCGAGATAAGGATTAACATGTTATTAAGCTGGCTAGAAAAGGTTGGACGTAAGATCATTATTATGGATCGTGTTAATAACGAACCATACTTAGAACGTTACTATTTGTTCTTGAAAGATCGTAAGAAGTTTCCGTTCAATGTATTCTTACATAAGTTCTTAAAGGGAGATCCAGATGATGTACATGATCACCCGTGGCCGTACGCCACCTTAATTTTAAAAGGCGGCTATTGGGAATGGATTCCCCAATTTAATAGTCAGGGACTAAAGATTGGTGAGATTGCAAAATGGAGAGGTCCGGGTAGTTTTCGAATCTGCGGAGCTACCAGTTATCATAGAATTGAACTAGAGCCAGGTGTTACAGCCTGGACCTTGTTTATGCCCGGCCCACAAAAAAGAGAGTGGGGATTTTTAGTTAACAACAAGTGGATTCACAACGAAACATATTTAAGGAATAGAAATGAACAAGCTAATAATTAATAATGAAAAATACAAAGGATTAATGATATCAATCTGCCGTGATATTGCGGCAAGCGGATGGACTCCGGATTATATTGTAGGTCTTACTCGCGGCGGGCTAAGTCCTGCTGTGTTAATTAGCCAGTGGTTTGGTATCCGATGCGAAACACTTAAAGTAAGTCTACGCGATGAAAACGGTGAATCAGAAAGTAACCTATGGATGGCCGAAGATGCCTACGGATACGTCGATGCCAGTAGTGTTCCTCGCCCAGAAGATGAGGTAACTACTGATCCTTCTCTACGTAAGAATATTCTAATTGTAGACGACATCAATGATAGCGGTGCTACTATTAACTTTATTCTAGAAGATTGGGCAAGCGGATGTATGCCTCATGACCCAGCATGGAATGACATTTGGAATCACAATGTTAGATTTGCCACTGTAGTTGATAATCTAGCAAGCAAAGCCAATGTTAAAATGGACTATGTTGGTATGGAAATCAACAAGGCAGAAAACGATGTATGGGTAGAATTTCCATGGGAAAACTGGTGGTCGAAATGAACGCACAGGAAAAAGAAGTAATGGACATTCTCCAAGAAGAATGTGCCGAAGTAATTCAAGCGGTAAGTAAGATTAGTCGCTTTGGTATCGATAATTATAAACCAGGTAAACCTAAAACCAATCGAGAGCATCTCGAAGAAGAATTAGGTGACATGATGGCGATGATTGATATCCTTCAAGAAATGGATATTGTGTCATATGCTAATATCGAACGAGCACAGGCGGCCAAGATTGAAAAATTAAAACAATGGTCAAATATCTATGAAAACAACATTACCTAAAAATGGAAGCAAGTGGGTCGGAACCGGACGTGATACATTTCATGTATTAAGTACTGTAGAACTAGACGGACATACATGGATCCACTATATTAAAGAAACAGATAAAGAAACTAATGAGATACGCGAGTACAGTTGTTACCTCGAAAGTTTTTTATCAAGATTTACTCCACTACCAGAATGACAAAATTAAAAGGTCTAGTTCCAAAAGGATGGGGTTCAGAATTTATCTGGGCCACTAACGACAAGTACTGCGGCAAGTTTATGAACTTTGAAACAGGTCGCAAATTTAGCATGCACTTTCATCGAGACAAAGAAGAAACTTGGTATATCCAAAGTGGAAAATTCATTGTCCGACATATCGATACCAAAGATGCTTCAGTCTATGAAGTAGAACTAAATCAAGGCGATACTTGGCATAATACTCCTTGTATGCCGCATCAATTAGAATGTATCGAAGCAGGTACAGTCATTGAAGTTTCTACTCCAGATTCGGTAGAAGACAATTATCGTGTAGGCAAAGGTGACAGCCAAAATGGAAGATGAAGAGTTTGACGTAGTTACTGACGTCTTACAAAAACATCATGATGTTCTTTGGAAGATGACACAGCAAAACATCAATGCCGATATGTTTAACATAATGGATCAAATAAGATTTGAACAAATGGACCAGCTAAAACGTGCCATTAAAATGTGGAAGGATCATAATGACTACAGTACTAGTTAACGGAACTTTTGATATTCTTCATCCTGGGCATATTGCCATGTTAAACACGGCTCGTAGCCTAGGCAATTATCTTGTCGTATGTATTGATACTGACCGCAGAGTTAAAGAACTTAAAGGTGATAAAAGACCTATTAACGATCAGAACTTCCGCAGAGTGATGCTGTCAAATATCAAAGCTGTAGATATCGTAGAATTTTTTGACAGTCAAGATGAGCTCATTGATCTCATCAAACTTTATAAACCCGATATCATGGTCAAAGGCAGCGACTGGCGAGGCATGAGCATAGTAGCAGAACAATATGTAAACGAAATATTTTGGTATGACAGAATCGATGAATACTCAACAACAAAAATTATTCAAGATATTATTAATCGGGGATAGTTGTACCGACAAATATCTTATTGGTAATGTAGACCGACTGAGCCCCGAGGCTCCTGTCCCTGTTTTAAAAATTGTTGATACGCATGTCGGTTATGGCATGGCATCAAATGTGCTCGATCATTTAGAAAAATTTGGTTGTGAGACTGTGTTCATTACCAATCAAGAAGAAATAGTCAAGACACGTTATATCGATTCTCGATCAGGACAGCACATGCTACGAGTTGACGAAGAACCAGAAATCGAACCATGGAATGGATTTGTGGGAATTCCTTTAGATACGTTTGACGCAGTCGTTGTGTCTGATTACAATAAAGGATTCTTAACCTATGAGCATATAGTATATTTGATCAATAATTCTAACTGCCCAGTATTTTTAGATACCAAGAAAAAAGATCTAGCAAGATTTGAAAGAGCCATTGTCAAAATCAATTCACTGGAATATAGCCAAGCTACAAGTCTACCGCTGAATAATCTAATCGTTACCTACGGTGATAAAGGAGTTGTTTGGGACAATAATCATTTACCTGCTGAAATAGTAGAACTAGTAGATGTATGCGGAGCAGGTGACACATTTCTTTCAGCATTAGTTTATCAATATCTAATGACAAAAAATCTATTAGATGCTATAGTATTTGCAAACAGAGCGGCAAGTATCACAGTTCAACACCGTGGTAACTATGCCCCGTCATTGGGAGAAATCGATGGAAAAAATATTTGATGGTCCGGATCATATAGAAGAAGTTGAAGTGCCTTGGCAACAACGTGTTAGAGGCGACTTCCATGTAGTTGTTTACAAGGACGGATATCCTGTAACACCAGGTCACATGTTGTTTGTGCCTCAGTATAATACAATAGGAGTACTTAGAGATGCGTTTGAAGATGCACTTAGAGAAGGTCAAAAATTGGTGGAAGCCGGAGAATGCGACGGTTTCAATATTGGACTTAATTGGGGCAAATGTGCGGGTCAAACTGTCAAGTGGCCTCATATACATCTTATCCCCCGTAGAAAAGGCGATGTCGAAGATCCGGTGGGGGGCGTCCGCAACACGATCCCAGGCAAAGGCAACTATCGCTCGCCGGACTATAGAGCAGATTAAACCTGTAAAGTTCGAATGGAGTGGAACTCCATCAATTGGAATTATTGCTCAAACTATTGCCCCGTTGACAACGAATCAGATATCGGCAATATACGGAGCACAAGGATCATCATATACTGCTGGTTCCGGACTTGGCATTGGAGCAAATGGTCCTTACGCACCAAATTCTATCCAATTTAATAATATGAATACGAAACCTGTCTTGACTATTACTCATGACGGGGAAGTTATTTGGGACGGTAAACCTAGCGAAGCCGCAGAAGCATTAAAGCGCACTTTCCAATTTACAGTAGAGGATATGAAGGGTGTTACGAAAGCCGCACGTAGACGTTACTATTGGAGAGCAGTAGATAATTTGGCTAGAAAATCTGAACAGATGACAGCGGACGAATTTGTTGACTTTGTAAGAAAACAAGCGTATAATAGAGAATGTAAGGTACTAATTGATACATTGAAAGGATCATCATGAGACAATTTACAGTTAAAGAAACGGACGGATTCCGTCTTCGTGTTAAAAGTTGGAAATGTGTTAACCCAGCAGATTTGAATTCTATTGAATTCATTCAAGAAACATTGACAGATGGAAAAGTAAGTGGCAGTTCTGTTTATAACTTTTTCATGACAGATGAAGAAGTCAAAGCACTAGCCACAGGACTTGTAAATGAGTAAGATAAAAATAGCGGAACTGTTCTACAGTATCCAAGGTGAAGGACGCTACATGGGAGTACCGTCCGTGTTCTTGCGTACTTATGGATGTAACTTTACTTGTCAAGGATTCGGATGTGCGCCTGGTACACTAAGTACAGAAGCAGAGGAAATTGCTAAGAATGTACATCTTTATAAAAAATATGAAGATTTGCCGCTAGTATCTACTGGCTGTGATAGTTACGCCAGTTGGCATCCGGCATTTAAAGATTTGTCTATTATGAAAGAGACAGATCAAATCGTAGAAGAAATTATAGCTACATTGCCTTATAAGGAATGGCTAGATGAGCATCTAGTCATTACAGGCGGCGAGCCTCTACTAGGTTGGCAACGAGCTTATCCTGATTTGTTACGTCATGAAAAAATGAAGTCTTTAAAAGAACTTACATTTGAAACAAATGGTACAATGCGTCTCACACAGGAATTTAGACATTTCTTATTAGACTGGACACTTAATCCAAACGGAGTCCCTGGCGGAAAAAGAGGATATGATGCGTTGACCTTTAGCGTAAGTCCTAAACTTCCATGTAGCGGTGAGCCGTGGGCAGATGCTATTAAACCTGAAGTTGTAATGTCTTATGAGTTTATTGGTTATACATATTTGAAATTTGTAGTTGCTACTTCCGAAGACGTTGACTACGCACTCAAAGCCGCAAGTGAATATCGTGCCGCTGGAGTTAAAGGACCAATTTATCTAATGCCAGTTGGAGGAGTTGAGTCTGTGTACGCATTAAATAATAGAGCAGTAGCAGAACTTGCTATGAAATACGGACTAAGATATAGTGATCGTTTACAGGTTCCGCTATTTAAAAATGAATGGGGAACCTAATGAATAGAATTATTAAAAAGATTTTTGGCATCGACAAGATCGAAGCTATCACAGCCGAAGCACAGCGTAAAATGGAAGAAGCCGCGGCAAGTGCGGCAGTTTCAATTAAGGCGGCTGAGAAGGCCAAAGCTGAAGCAGAATTGGCTAAGCTAAGTCCAAAAGAGCTTGCTAACGAAAAAGCAGAGCCGTACATTGCTGTATTGGAAACTAAAGTAAATCCAGAAAATCCACGTAATGGCTTTTTTGAACTTGACTGGAATGACCATTTTGTAGCACAATTAAAGTCATCAGGCTACACTGGTGAAACAGACGAAGCAATCGTAGACCAATGGTTCCAGGAACTTTGCCGAAATGTTGGCGCCGAAGCAGGTGTTAGCATGGACCGTAGAGGATCTGGTTATGTAAATTTTAATCGTCTAGATGACGGTAGAGCAGAAGTAAGTTAATGACATATATTCTAGTAGACACAGCAAATTTGTTTTTCCGTGCTAGGCACGTAGTTCGTGGCGATCTTGAAGAAAAGATTGGCATGTGTCTACACGTTACACTTAATAGTGTACGCAAGGCATGGAAAGATTTCGAGGGCAAACATGTTATCTTCTGTTTGGAAGGTCGCTCGTGGCGAAAGGACTTCTATAAACCTTATAAGGCACAGAGAGCAGACGCACGTTCAAAACATACTGTCAAAGAAGCAGAAGAAGAAAAACTATTCTGGGAAACGTTTGATACATTCAAAGACTTCGTTACCAATCAAACTAACTGCTCTGTACTACAACACCCAGAACTAGAAGCTGACGATTTGATCGCAGGCTTCATCCAAAGTCATCCAAATAACAATCATGTTATTATCTCGACAGATGGCGACTTCGCACAGCTCATTGCTCCTAACGTCAAACAGTACAACGGTGTAATGGGTATTACAACTACACATGAGGGATACTTTGATGAAAAAGGTAAGCCTGTTAAAGATAAGAAAACTGGTGAAGCAAAAGCCGCGCCGGATCCGTCCTGGCTTCTATTTGAGAAGTGTATGCGTGGAGACACCTCCGACAACATCTTTAGTGCTTATCCGGGAGTACGTGAAAAAGGCACAAAGAATAAAGTTGGTCTCCGTGAAGCCTTCGCTGACAGAGGATCCAAAGGATATAATTGGAACAATATGATGTTGCAACGTTGGACCGACCATGAAGGTGTCGAGCACAGAGTATTAGAAGATTATACTCGCAATGTTAAACTATGCGATCTTACAGCACAGCCAGAAGAGATTAAAACAAAGATCAAAGCAACTATTGAGTCTGCTACCGGTGCTGAAAAAAATATTCCACAAGTTGGGATACGCTTGATGAAGTTTGCCAATAAGTATGAATTACAAAAAGTAGTCGAACAAGCAGAAAGCTATTCCACACCGTTAAATGCGAGGTATGTATGACAACTGTTAAAGTAATCATTCCCAATAAATCTTGGTTGATCGAAAATCGAGGTGCCAAGGTCGGAACACTACAGAAAGAAAAATCCGGATTTACTATCTTAAATAATGGTCAAAAATATGAAGTGGGCAATGCCAAGAACGTATTAGATACACTTGGAATTGACATGACCGAATTAGTTAAAGTTAAAAAAAATACAACTGTAAAAGAAACTACTAACACCGTTTACGACTTCCCTTGTTCTAGTAAACCATTTAATCCTGTATATAATGTCCGTAAGAAATTGCCTATATATGCCAAGAGCACTAAGAGTAAAAGTCAGTATTGCGCAGGATACTATGTAATCCAATTCCGTAAAGGTTGGGTCAAGAGCTTTTGTCCAAAACTTATTACTCTAGAAAGATATCCGTTTAACGGTCCTTTTAGAACTGAGCAAGAAATGCGACAACAACTAAGTATACTCAAATGAAACCATTAAACACATTACCTATTGAAATGTTCTTGGAAAAGGCCACGATCGCATCAAGATCAGGTCAAAAAACTCTAAATTTAGATATAAAAGACGCAATAGCGTTGAGTGATAGTCTTGCTAGTGTAATGACACGTCTAGCAGGTAAATTAGATGAGAAACTAATAACAAGTAGATCTTCTGAACAGTCAGTTACAGTTGAAATGGACGGGGGCGGTTTTAGGTAAATTCTAATAAATAACTGCGTACATATCGGAGTATACGTAAGTTATGAGTAGGCCTAAACCAACTGTTCTATTAGAAATGACCAACAAGAAAAGCTACAAAGTCGAACAGGTTTTGGAAGCCGAAGCTATATGGGCTGTTTTTTATAAAGATAAACCAGTCAATTTAAAAACCAACAGCGTAGTCGCACAGGATCTCGGGCCTAAATACAAAAAGGTAAGTTTTTCAAACGCCGGACACGCCCATAATCTAGCTGAAAAATTGAATAAATTGTTCAATTGTTTAGACTTTTCAGTATACAAATTGACAAATGGCGAGAAAGTCTCAGAAAGATAAGAGGCAGATCATAACCGAAGGTTTGATCCAAAAGCTCAGTCTTGATCCAAAAAAATACAAAATATACCACACAGCCTGGTGGGTAAATCCTCGTAGGAAAACCACTGGTGGATTCCGTCTGACAGAAAACGGATACAAGGCATTCAAGCATCTAGACATAGAAGAATTTCTTGTAGATTTGGACGGTGAAATTGAATGGAATAGCCAAATGATCTTACAAATAGACAAATTTGTAGATAGTCCATTTTACCTTACACCCAAAAAGATACACCTGTTTGACAGTAGTATGGCTGTACAGTTGATATTGTTCTCCGGAAATCTACAAAAATTTGGACGAGCTAGAGCCTTAAGTATAGCAAAAAAACAACAAAAAACTGATTGACAAGACCACGTAAACCCTGTATAATTAATACTGTTACGCAACACAACATGTATATATTTTAGAAAGGTTACACATGTCAGAGAAAATTTCCGCTAATCGTTCAGTTACACCTAACGAAGCCAAACGTAGTCTTCGCAAGTGTTTGAAGATCAAGCGTCCTGTATTCCTTTGGGGCGCCCCCGGTATTGGCAAATCCGATATCGTAAAACAACTTGGCGATGAATCAAATCGCGAAGTTATTGACGTGCGTTTGAGTCTGTGGGAACCCACTGACATCAAAGGTATTCCTTATTACAATAGTGACCAAGGTACAATGACTTGGGCTCCTCCTAGTGAGCTCCCAACAGATCCAGCAAGTACCGCAATTTTGTTCTTGGATGAACTTAACTCTGCGGCTCCTGCTACACAGGCCGCGGCTTATCAGCTTATCCTTAATCGTCGTGTAGGTACTTACAAACTTCCAGATGGTGTTTCAATTGTTGCCGCAGGTAACCGTGAAACTGACAAGGGTGTTACTTATCGTATGCCTGCTCCGTTGGCTAACCGCTTCCTCCACTTGGAATTGAAGACCAGCTTTGATGACTGGCTCCAGTGGGCTACTAACAACATGGTACATGAGCAGGTTGTTGGTTATTTGGGTTTTGCTAAACAAGATCTGTACGATTTTGATCCACGCTCTGGCTCACGTTCGTTTGCTACTCCACGCTCTTGGTCATTCGTCAGCGAGCTGTTGGCAGATGACGATTTGGATGAAAGCACTTTGACAGATTTGGTATCAGGTGCTGTTGGCGAAGGTCTGGCTGTTAAGTTTATGGCTCACCGCAAGGTTGCTAAACAGATGCCTAATCCAATTGACATCTTGACAGGCAAGGTTACTAAAATTGATATCAAAGAAATCTCAGCAATGTATTCTCTGACTATTAGTATGTGCTACGAGCTCAAAGACACATCAGAGAAAAAGCCAAAAGACTTTGATAAAATGGCAGATAACTTCTTCAAGTTTATGATGGAGAACTTCCCAACTGAGCTGGTTGTTATGGGTGCTAAGATTGCTCTTACACAATACGACTTGCCATTTGATCCCCATGAAATGGATAACTTTGAGAAGTTCCACAAAGTTTACGGCAAGTACATTCACGCCGCAAACCAATAAGGCAAAATGGGCACTTGCCCATTTTCCTTTTATAGTGTATAATATAAGTATTGTTATAAGGAGCTCAAATGTCAGCAGTTATGAAAGCAGAAAAACAGGCTAAACACGTAGCCAAAGTATATACACCCGCAGAAAAAGATAAGGCAGTAGATACACTTATCACTGCTCGTGTGCGGTTGCT